CAGAGGGGTCATGAGGCCGCAGATTGCCCGCAACCGCAGGGAGTAAGGCGGTTGGAGGGATTGCCAGTGAGGGATGCGCTGGTGATCCTTGACCCGATGGCGGGGGAAGTGGAAGCGAAGGTGGAACCTAAACCTCAGGAGAAACCTAAGCCAACGCGGGAAGAGCTAAAGGCGCAGCTCGAAGCAAAGCTCAAGGCCAAGGCCGAGATACTGTGGATTAGGAAGGATCTGTGCAGTGTCGCGGACTTGAATGTCGTCAGGGCGTCAGTTGGTTCATATGCGATGAACGCTGACATGCAGAAATTCGTGGACCGGCCCGCGAAATTTATTGAGGACATAGTGCAGGATGCGCGGAGGGAAGTCTGGCGCGTGCGTTATGGGTCAGCACAACGCGCGGCGCTCTCGATCACGGACCCCGGCCTTATTGGGCGGTATAGTGATGTCGAGGAGGGCTTATCGGACGTGGCACGATTGAACTTCTGGGAGTCCATGGTGCCCTTTTCGCTGAGGAGGAGAACCGCAAGTTGGTTGGAGAGACTTATGCGGGGATTCAACTTGGTGATGTGGGTGCTTCTGTGGGTCGTGCTTGAGGAAACATTGAAGTGGCTCGCGTTTGCTTGCGACCACGAAACTGGATATTTCCTCATGTGCGGGTTAATCACTACATATGAGTGTAGGGATTCAATCCGACAACGTGAAAGCAAAGCACTGCTAACCTGGATCTGTAGGTTTATTGCACACTGGTGGCTGGCGTCGTGGATCGACCACTGTGGCACACCGCAAGGCGTAATGTTCGAGAGTTATGGGCCGACATTCGAGTATACACTCGGATCGGCTGAGATAGAGGGGGCTGTCATTGCAGTCTCCCTCCACTTTCTCTGGAACATGATCTTTGCGGTTGTGTCGCCCACCTGGATGTTACATATCCCACTTACAGAAAGGAGAGGTAAACACTTAGTAGTCGACTCCGTGTGCTGTGAAGAGCACGGAGTGCTGGAAACCAAAACTTGGGACGGTTTTGAGGTTGAGTATGGCGACCACCACTGCGAACCTTCATTCGGTACACGGATGTTCTTCGGGGTGGTGGGCTATGCTGGCACTGTATTTCGACAGTGCTCCCACAACATCAAAATCGGCCTGACGGCCCGTGTTGGGAAAGCAATTCCCAGCACGGAGATCAAGGCCCAGTATGCAACGGCTAGGAAGTGGCGTGAAATCAGGAAAGCAGTTAGACCACACTTTGACGAACGAATACGAAGAGTGCATCGACCAGTGCCATGGAATGTATGGGTCAATGGCTTTATACCGAGGAAGCGAACCATGCTCAAGAATTTAAAAGATATTGGGTATGAGATAGTACGGTGTATAGCGTCGTCTTTTATTAAGGTTGAGGTAGCCTTAAAAGATGACACCCATCCAGTTTTCAAGGCGCCTAGGGTGATTCAAGGGTGTCCACCTTGGCTCTCGATTGAGTGCGGTCCCTGGATTCGGAACTTAGCCAAAGCTACACGCGATGGTTTGGGTCCAATCGAGTGGGACTACTTGACAGAGCAGGACATCATAACGGGCAGGCAAATTTTCTACACTTGTGGTAGGAATGCCGAGGATATTGGGCGAGCTTTCGCTCAGGGCATCGAAGTAATCCAAGGGATGTGCGACGTTAACGAACACGTTGTATTTCTCGAGGATGACCAAAGTCGCTTCGATTTGCACCTGACAGAAGGCCCATTTGGTTTCCTCGACATGATCTATCGCCACAAGCTTCCTAGGAGGATTGCTAAGTTGCTCGAAAGAACACCGGAGTCGAAGGGTAGATTCGCCGACGGCACAAAGTATAGTATCCCCTATACTATGCAGTCGGGATGGCCAGATACCAGCTGTGGCGACACACTGGCAAATGCAGCGATGAAGTTCTACATCCATGGCATCAACCGTAAGTGGTTTTCTATTATCTGTGGTGATGACTCAGTCACCATAACGACGAATAAGGAAATCGAAAGGCTTGGTGGTCTATCACAGATCATTAGCCAATATGCGGAGATGGGAATGGAGGTGGAAGCTACGCTAACCAGAGACCCCTTAGATGTTGGGTTCTGTTCGGGGAGGTTCTTACCGACCTTCGGCACTTATGTTCTTGTGCCGAAGATTGGGAAGTTGATCTCAAAACTCGGATGGGACTCGGTGGACCGTAGTCCAAAGCATCAAAAGGAGTGGCTGAGAGGCATAGCGGAGACGCTGCTGAATTTTGGTCAGCTGGACCCCCTAGCGCTATCGCTCGGAATGCGAATCAGAAGGCTAGTGGGGGTAGGGAAAGTTGTACGTGAAGAAACCTGGGAGTACAAAGCCAACATCAAAGAAGGGCATGAGATTGACTGGGGTAGTTATTATGACTACATGGAACACCACTATCAGCTATCAACTGGCGATATTGGCGTCATGTGTGCATTGCTATCCAGTTTAAATGTCGGTGAGATGTTGAGCGACCCTAGGTTTGTCCACATTGCTGGGATTGATGCGTAAGCATGTCATGAGTCGACCTCGTGACCCTGCCGTTAGTTTACCAATTCTTGCGCCCGTCGAATGAGCAAATGAGATTTCTTAACTTTTGAGGTCCAATCATTCGTGACGTGTGCAAGAAACCATTGTAAACAAGCGTTAGGCTTTTAACAATCTCAACAACAACCTACCTACTCTTCATTAGTGGAACCATGCCTGTGTGGCCCGTCTATCCTACGTGATTGGATCCAGAGTTGAACTGGGCAAACTTGGTAGTGGCCTTGTGCGAAAATCTACTAGCAGTCGAGGGAGGCTGTAACTTTTGTTTTGGGGAGCTTATTTAAGCTCTTCCAATGGGC